TGGGATAGTGTTTATCAAGCCTTGACGGACTCATGTTACTGAATCTGCAACACGAGCTCCAATCGAAGTTTGAGACATAACTTGTTGGAATGAAATACTAGATACATTTGCTCCGGAAACGATAGTTCTTTTTGCAAATTCAAATACAGGGTTATTTGGAGATACTATGGATTTTGAGAGATTAATCTCAACTCCTAGTCCTTCCATAACTTCCAAATATTTCTTTGCTAAAGAATCATCGAATATGACTATATCATCACCTAAAACTTCATACCGCTCTTCTCATTTAGTTATATTACCAATTTGAGTTGAACAATATTGAAGAATCCAGTGATGAGTGATAGCCAAACCTGCCCATGAGGAAAGACCACCCATAGGTTGACCAACAGAATACCTGTACTCATTGTTTTGATCTTCGAGTAAGTGAGGGTATTTTTTACCTACACTCGCCGAAAACTTAAATGTTCGATCAGCCATTAATGACTGTCAAGCAGATGAGAATCCTTCTAACTTCAGCATACCTTCCAGAATTGATCCTGTTAAGGATCTAGGAAGTCTATCTGTAGCAGAAGAAAGATCAAAACTATAAGCACAGTTATGAAGTTTAGCCTTCTCTTTACTCCTCTCAACACTTTTATCTTGATCAAATGTTCCGTCATTAGGAATGACTTTTAGAACACTGAAAAGATAATCGTGTAAAGGACGCAGTACAGATTGACTGATGGAATCGATAAGAGCAAAAACTCTTACTTTTCCAGCAGCTTCTTCCTTAATTGCGAATTGAGAAAGAGAATTTTCTTTCCAAGCTGATTTCTTAAAATTCAAATCTGAATAGTTAAGCTGATCAACAATGGATTGAAGACCACTTACTAATGAATTTCATCTTGCCAAATTGTGACCTTTAAGAGTACTCAGATAATTCTGGATATTCTTATAAATCGCTTTTTGACTATCATTTCCTTCTGTTAAAAGATAATAATCTGTTAACAGTCCTTGGTAACTCATAGAGTTACTAGGAGATGATTTGTGTGATAAAACAAAAGTTCGTGGAGCTAATAATACTTTTATCTTTGAAAGGTTTAATCTACTAAAGAAAGAACCCGCCAAAGCAAAAGAATTAAGGTCAAGAAGAACTTCTGATGAACCTTTAAAAGGATCATAGATACTGTTAATCTTAGTTTTACCTAAAATTGACATTATTCTATAAGATCCAAATAAAGATAATCAGAATCTCATCAAACTAGTACTCCCCTGACGGATTAAAAGGCGGTCACTACGATTTATAATCGCAGGACATCCATTAATCAGTCTAGGAAGAGGAATGTTTGGTTCCAGGGTACGCAGAGAATTCAATCGATCTGATCCTAAGTATTTTTGAAGAGCAACCTGATTAGCTTTAAGTCACTTGACTGTAAAGACTGAACCATGGTTACGATTCATTTTAATAACAAAGGAGAAGAAATTGAATGCAATTCTTATTCGTTCTTTTATGGAACCCGATCTATTCATTGATAAGATTACAATCTTTTTCAAATTAATAGGGAGGGCCCGTCTGATTTCAGACACAGGTAGCAGCTTCTCAACTCGAACGGATTTAGCACGGAAAAGCAATAATTTGTTTTTAAATAAATTTTGTTTCGTCATGTTAAATTTTAGTAGTTTTGAGGCTTTAGTTATTCAGTTATAAACTGGACTTAGCTAGAGATCCTGTCATTTTCCACATAAGTACGGGACAACCCTTACGGGTGTACCTTCCTTATACATGGCATTTGGGGTCCGTTTTCATGGACCTTATCTAGGAATCTTTCCTGCTGTTTATGATTTGATTCACATCTTATCCAAAACAGTTGTTTTGACAGTTATATCTCCTCACAGGAATGATCTTCGATAAAGGTCGGTATATATACTCCAGCAACGGTTCCACACCAATAAAGGTCCTTTAAAATAGGTAGTAATACCTAGGTCTAAGAGAAACC